GGGTTTGGCGCCTTGCTTAGTATTTTTGTGCTGGTTTTGTAGCATTTGACATACTAGGCTCCCGGCGATGGCAGGAGTGCCCCCGAAACGCAAGCCCCCGACCGAGCCGCAGTTGGCGGAGCTTTACCGAGTTCCTGTTGGGACGCTGCGATCAATGCGGCAGCGAGGATGTGACATCGAGGATGCCCGTTCGGTGTTCCGGATGCTGATGCGGACGACCCGGAAACCGGACGAGTGGAAGGATTTCTTTGCCGAGGATGAGGACAGCCACGAATACTGGAAGCGGGAGAAGACGAAGGAGGAGGTCGAGGGGTTGAGGTTGAAGAATGCGAAGGCGGCGGGGGAGATGTTTGATCGGGTGGACGGGGACCGGATCCAGGAGCAGGCATCGGCGGCGTTGAGGTTGGCGCTACTGGAGAGGCGTGGGACAGCGCCGCAGCTATTGGCGGGCAAGGAGGAGGCGTGGATTTCCGACTGGTTTGACCGGGAGGATCACAAGATGCTTGAGGATTTGAGCGATCTGGAGAGCGGACTTTGGGAGGAGGTATTTGAGAAATATGCAGCGACATCCGATGATGCGACTAAGGGCCAAGGCACTGAAGCCAAAGCCCCGAAAAACGGTAAGCGAGTGGTGCGGGGAAAACGTGCATCTGGTTCAGGGTCTGACGCCTAAGCTGGATGTTTCGATTGCCCCCCACATGCGGGAGCCGATGGATCGGATCGGGGATCACTCGGTCAAGGAATTGCATTGGCTCTGGAGTCCTGGCGGGGGCAAGACGACGGGGATTGAGGGGATCGTCCAGTGGCGGATGGAGAATCAGCCGTCGAACGTGTTACTGGTGGGGCAGAAGGATGACACGGCGGAGCGGTGGATGGAGACTCGGATGCTGCCCTCGATCCGGAAGAATCCGGAACTAAAGAATCTTCTGCCATCGGCGCAGGGCAAGGACCGGCACAAGATCCGGAAGACGACTGTGATCTTCAATCACGGGTTCTATCTGGAGGCCGGTGGTTCGGCGGAATCGAACCTTCAGGAGAAGTCGATGCCGATGGTAATTTTCGAGGAGGCATGGAAGATTTCGCAGCATCCGGGGCGGATTCAGCAGGGAAAGCAGCGGACGCATGACAAGTGGGACGCGCTGATTCTCTACGTCGGGCAGGCCGGGGAGACGCATATCGACCCGGACAACGACGAGACGCTGACGGACCTTTACCGGGAGTGGTTGAGGACGGATCAGCGGACGTTTTGCTTCGAGTGCCCGGATTGCGGGCTGGTCCAGCCGTGGAAATGGGATCAGATGAAGTGGGACAAGGTGGAGATCGAGGGTTACGGGGTGGATTGGGACAAGACGGCGGAGACGGTGCGGTTACGGTGCGCCAGCCAGGAGTGCGGGACCGAGTGGGCCGACACGATCCGGAACCGGCGGATGCTGGCGGATTCCGGGCGCTACGTGGTGGGTAATCCCAATGCGCAGAAGGGATGCGTCGGGTATCACGCCAACGCCATGTGTTACTGGCGGATTCCGTGGGCGAAGCTGGTCCAGCAGTTTGACGCGGCGATGGAGGCGAAATACAAGGGGGATCTGTCGCTTCTCCAGGTGTTCATCATGCAGCGACTTTGCGAGTTCTGGACGCCGATGGCGTTGGACGAGCGGCACGAACTGGCGACGGGTGGCTACAAGGTCGAGGAATTTGCTGCGGGGGAGCTGATTGACGGCGAGGAGGGGCGCGGGATCGCGGTGGATGTCCAGCAGAATGAGCTTTGGTTCACGATTTCGGCGCTGGGAGGGGATGGCCGGGTGCAGGTTCTTAATTGCGGCCAGGCACTTACATTCGAGGAGATCGAGGAGAAGCGGAAAGCCTACAAGGTGAATCCGAAGTGCGTTCTGGTGGATAGCCAGTATCGGCAGGACTACGTATTCCAGCGTTGCGCGGAGTTCGGGTGGACAGCGTATCGGGGGGTGGCGCAGGAGTCATTTCAGGTGAATGTGGGCGGTGAAATGGTCCGAATGCCGTTCTCCAAGGTGATCCCGGTGCAGAGCGGCAACGGGAAGAAGACGACGGTGATCAATTTCTGCGTCAACCCGATCAAGGACGTGATTGCCGAAATGCGGGCCGGGCGGATGGGGGAATTGCTGGTCCCGGACAATATCGACCCCCGTTTCAAGGATCACTTGAATGCCGAGGTGAAGCGGAAAATGCGGGCCGGGCGGGACAACCGCGAGGTTGAGATGTGGGTTCGGATCGGGAAGCGGGACAACCACATGCTCGATAACCTGATGGCTCTGGTGGGGCTAGCGATGGTCAAACGCCTGATTTCGGTGCGTCCCGGCGACTAAAAACGCAATTTGGTTGCATTTGCAACTTGCATGCATTAAGGGATTTGCTTTAATCCGCCCATGGCGGATGTCGTGGCACTGGCGCAAGACTTGTGGGATCTGGCGTGGGATGATGCCGCCTATGCCGCGACACTGGAAGAGGATGCCGTGACGCTGACCAAGGCGGTTGCGGCGGGAACGAATACGGGGGACGTGGTGAGTGCGTCGAAAAACGGAGCGACTTACACGATGCGCCCCGGTTTCACGGTTCAAGAGCGCCTTCGAGCGATGAGGCTTGCGATTAAAGGACTCAAGCATCGAACCCGCCCGTCGCGGAACCGGCGGATTGTCTTCTGATGATTGTCGATCAATACGGCAACGCGGTCAATACGAGCCGCCACTTCAATCGCGGCGCGAATCAATGGCGGGGGGATCGGCCATGGGTTCCGACCCAGCTCGGGGACATCGGGGACATGATCCCGCCCCGCGACCGTTTGACGATGGTGGCGGTGTCCCGGTTGCTGGCGGAGAATTGGGGGCCATGGCGCGGGATTCTGCGACAGATGCCGATGTATTCGGTCGGGAAGGCGTGGAAGCCCTCGATGCAGACCGATGATCAGGATGTCCAGGCCGAGGCGGAAATGGTGATTCGCGAAAGGTTTTGTCCGTTGGCGGGGCTCGACGGAAAGGATTTCAGCACGAAGCTTTACGAGCTCACCCTGGCGATGCTTCGCGATGGCGACGGGTTCTATTTGCTGACGGAGTGGGAGACGGGTTTTCCCGCCATCCAGATCATTCCATGCCATCGGGTCGGACAACGGAGGAGCGGGAAGGATTTCTCGGTGGTGGAGTCCGGTCCCTACAAGGGGATGCGGATCGAGGACGGGATCATCTTCAACAAGTATGGGACCACGGTGGCTTACCGGGTTCTCGGTGATACCGAGGACGAGGACATGGAGATCAGCGCCCGGTCGATGGGGCATGTGTTCGATTCCGATTATTCGGAGGGTCGCCGTGGCTACCCGGTGCTGGCGCATGCGCTCAATGACGGGCGTGACGGGCTTCAGGCGCATGAGTGGGAAAGGCTGAACATGCTGGCCCGCTCGGCGCATACCCTGATCGAGCACAACGAGACCGGCGAGCAGGATGACGACGCCAACAACCATTTCAGCAATGCCCCCGCCAATTCGGACGGCAGCGGGGTGATGACCGGCAGCATCCTTGGCGGAACCTACAAGACGGTTCGGGCGGGGTCCGGATACAAGCTGGAGAGCGTGAAGCACGATACGCCCGGCGACGTATGGGAGAGTTTCAACAACCGGATCGAGAAGAAGATTTACGAGGGTGTTCCGTGGCCGAGGTCATTCGGCGGCGAGAAGGGGGAGAAGGGAGGCGGGACCGCTGAGAGGCGGGACATCATGCTTGCGAGGCAGACGATTGAGGATCTGCAATGCACGCTGGACCGCCACGCCAGGCGGATGATCGGCTATGCCTATCAGAAGTTGGTCAAGCTGGATCGCGTGCCTGAGAGCGCCGATTGGTGGCGTTGGACGTTCTCCAAGCCGCCGAAGATCACGATTGACGACGGGCGAGTGAGCAAGTCGATGCTTGAGATGTGGCGTGCCGGGGTTGTGAGCGATGAGGATTTGCTGACCGACATGGGCAAGGACCATGATGACTTTTACCGCAACAAGTTCGCCAAGGCGGCTGACAAGGAACTGATGTTCCGTGAGGCGCAGGAAGCGAAGAACGTGGAACTTGATCCACGGGTCAAGGGGATGTTCACGCCGAACGACACGGGGGAGGAAACCAACTCGAAAGAAGACCATGAAGACTAATCTATTCCATATCGAGGCCCGTAACGGACGGGTGAAACTTGACGACGACGTAAATCCTTGGAGCACCAAGGAATTGCTGGAGGACATTGAGAAGCTTTACGGCAATGCCGCCGTTGAGGCGCAGATGCAGGTGGGGGACTTTATCGCTGCCGCCGACGATGCGTTGGAGACCGTGACGCTTGAGATCAATTCCCCAGGAGGGTCGGTAACGGACGGCTACCGGATCTATCACGCCCTTCAGGAGATGAAGGGTCGTGGAGTCAGGGTTGAGGGAGTCATTAACGGCAAAGCAGCCTCGATGGCGACCGTGATCCTGATGGCGGCGGATTCGGTGAGCATCACGAAGGGGTCACTGATGCTGGTGCATGACGCATCCACCGCGACTTACGGCAAGGCGGAGGACCACCGGAAGGCGGCGGAAACGCTGGAGCAAATCAGCGCGGAAATTGCCGAGATTTACGCGGCGAAGACAGGCGAGAGTGCAGGGGATATGCGTGCGCTGATGGGCGAGGACCGCTGGATGACAGCCGGAGAAGCCCATGAAATCGGCCTTGTGGACAGAATTATCACGGGAAATTCGACAATTAAGGATTCCTTACTTGACGCAAACGCAAATAAATTGCAAAAGCAACCCAACTGCAATATGAGCATTTTGGACAAACTCCGACCCGACGCCGCCCAAGCTGCAAAGCTGGAAGGCGTGGAAGCCGAGAACACCACCCTGCGTGGTGAGCTTGAAGAGGCAAAAACCCTCATCACGGACGCCGCCGCTGAAGTCGCGGATTTCAAGGCGCAGCTCGATGCTGCCAGGACGGAAGCCGACGCATTGAAGGCGACGGTGGAAGCGAAGGATCTTGAGATCACCGAGTCAGCGAAGGCACTGAAGGCCGAGCAGGAGAAGACGACTCCGGAGGCCATTCAGGCACTTGTGACCGAGGCCATCGCCGGTTCCGGGCATCCTCCGATTGAGGAGCCGAAGGAGGAGCAGACAGTCGTCGGCCAATCCGTGACGGAGACTTACGAAAAGCTTGAGGGAGCCGAGAAGTGGGCATTCCTCGAAAAACATAAGAGCGAACTTCACAGAGCCGCCCGCGAGGCGGTCTAACCATTCAACCAAACTAAATCATGGCTAACTCAATCACTGGCATCAATGATGACATCATCAGTCAGGGCGTGCTCCGGGGCTTCACCCAGAAGATCGCTCCACTGATGGCATTCACCACCGACTTTTCCGGCGACGCTGCAAAGCGCGGGGATAAGGTCTCTATTCTGCGGGACAACACTGCGATTGACGCGGTGCAAACCAAGTCCACCCACACTGACTACACCATTCAGGACGCTGATTCCGATGCCGTTGAGGTTTCGCTTGGCCAGCCGAAGTATGTCTCATGGGCGCTGGACGACACGGAAATCGCATCCAGTTCGGTCCTCAATCTTGAGGTTTACGGCATGCGCAAGGGCAACAAGCTTGCCACCAGCATCTTCCAGGACATCGCCAGCGAGATCACCAACGCCAACTTCGGTGCCGCTGCCTTTACCGGGGCATCGACCGCATTCGACTCGGATGACGTGATCGACGTGAAGGACGCCTGCGACGACGACGACTGGCCGGACGAGGACCGTTGGCTGATCCTCTCGAACGCCTATTACAACGCGCTCCTCAAGGATTCCTCGATCAAGTCGAGCGACGCCTTCGGTGGCATGGAAGCGATCCGCGAGGGCCGCGTGCCGATGCTCGCTGGCTTCAAGGTGCTTTCGAGCAACATCATTCCGGGTAACAGCGAGAACCTGGTCGGCTTCGCCGCCCATGCAAGTTCGATTGCCTGCGCATTCCGCTACCTGCAACCGCAGGAGGGGCACAAGTATAACCGCGCCGAACGTCTGAGCGACGAAAGCGGCATCACCCTCGGACTCCGTGACTGGTATGACGAGGATTCGGGAGTCCGCAAGCGCGTTGTGGAATCGGTTTACGGTTACGAGACCGGAATCGGCACCGCCATCAAGCGTCTGGTTTCCGCATAATTTCACCGATATGGCAGCATACGCACTACTTATCGGAACCAAAGGGGAGAGCCGCGAGCTTCTTGCGGACGGCGACCCCCGTGAAGTGCGTCGTTTGTTCAAGGAGACCGACACGAAGGGATACGATCTTCTGGAGGTCATCGACACCCGCGAGGGCAGGACACGGCGCAAGAGAACCAAATCGAAACCACCCGCGAAGAAGGCGGCGAAGAAGGCCGCGAAAGAGACGGAATAACTTTTGGCATCGTAGTGCATCCTGGGGAAACAGCCCGCCCGCCTCGTCGGTGGGCGGGCTGTCTAGTTTAGAGACCATGACATCGCTTGTAGATACATTCCTAGCCCATGGCAGAGACGTTTCCAATCCGGTGATTGGGACGACTTCCGTGTCCCTGAGTGGCGGGGGCGTATTGGATGGAGTGTGGTCCACGGTGATGACGGACGGGGAGGGTGCCGAGGGCGGTCTCCAGTATGAGATGAGTGCTTCGGTGATCGTTCCTGCGGCGGCGGGAGTGACGGAAGCGATCCAGGGAGAGACATGCACTTATGACGGCCAACTTCTCCGTGTGGAGAGAGTGGAGATCGGGACGGTGGAGACGACCGTGTATTTCGTTCACCAGACGGAGGGGCTGACATGAACGCGACCATCAAGCTAGATGACTCCAAGGCGAAGCGGAAGATCCGCAGGGTCCGCAGGACATTCCCCGAGCGGATGCAGGCGACAGGCGAGCTTGCCGCCCGCAGGACCGCGTTTTTCGCGATGCGCTCGACGTTGCCCTTCAGTGGGGACGACCCGTGGCCGTTCAAGAAGATGGAGGGGCGGATCGAGAGTGACGTGGAGGCAGGTTATTTCACCAAGGATGACGATGGGTGGGAACCCAAAGCTTACGATCTCATCAAGGAGCACAAGGGGGAGAAGGCGGCTAAGCGATTCTGGAACGCCTACAAGAAACGGGAGAGCGATCATTTCGACCCGGACGACCCTTCAGGCGTTCTTGTCTATGAGAGGGCATTCGACCGGATGCGGGGGATCCCGAGAAAGGCCGATCTTCCCGCCTACCAGAA